TAGAAAACGATACTTCTGTGATTATGTCTATCAATCATCAATCACTAACATATTTTTATAACGGTTCAAATTGGTTCTTAATCTAATATGTCTTATAATCCACTTCCCCAACCAGCACAATCCGTAGTTTTTACTGGGGCAGGAAATACAGTAGTAAGTTTTTCCAATCCATTTCCAGTATCGTTGGGTTCTTCCAATATTACGATTACTGGTAATGTAAATGTTGGAACCACAGTATCAGTCACAAGTTCTCCACAAAATCCAAATCATGTACATCTTACAGAAGTTGGAACATCAGGAATTCTAACAACACCATACCTTCCAGTAGGTATATCAACTTTTAATAATATTATAGTTGTCAAACAACCTGAAGGCAGTTTATATTCATTTAACAATCACGCAACAAATACAAATCGTGGTTGGACTATGGATGATACAATGAGACCCGTAATGAGTATTAGAGTAAATAGTTCTGGAACTACTATATCAGATTTGGCAGAAATTACAGAATATGAAATTGGAAATAATAACGCCAATCAAAGCACTATCATTTATGAATGGTATGAGGGTGATATTAATATTGCTGGAGCAGCAATTCCTGCTTGGAATTCATTAGGAACAAAATTACAATATAGAGTATATCAAGATAAGTATAGTACTAATACGGGAAATACCTTCACACAAAATAGTTCTGTTATGAGACATAGTGGAGTTATTATTGGAAAAAATACTTCAGGTGATGAAGGACCATCAACTATGCATGGTGGAGCATCTCCAAATATGCTTACACTTTGTATGAAAAGAGTTGATAATTCAACAAAATTAGATGTTTGGTTTGCTTTTACTTGTAAGCAATTATCCTAACTATTATGCCAATTGAAGATATTCAACTAAAGCAATCAGATGCTTATCTCTCTAATCCAAATCTAAAGAGAGCAAACACAACTATTCAATGGACTGAAGAGCAGATCATTGAATTCTTGAAGTGTAAAGACGATCCGGTATATTTCGCAAAGAATTATATCAAAATCGTTTCCCTTGATGATGGTCTAGTTCCTTTTAGAATGTATCCATTTCAAGAGAAACTTGTTCAAAGATTTCATGATAATAGATTTAATATTTGCAAAATGCCTCGTCAGACAGGTAAATCTACGACTTGTGTATCATATCTCTTACATTATGCAGTATTCAATGATAATGTAAATATTGCCATTCTTGCTAACAAAGCATCTACTGCAAAGGATTTGTTGAGTAGATTGCAACTTGCATATGAAAATCTTCCAAAGTGGATGCAACAAGGTATCTTATCCTGGAACAAGCAATCATTAGAACTAGAAAATGGTTCTAAAATTATCGCCGCTTCAACTTCCGCATCTGCTGTTCGTGGTGGATCTTATAACATTATATTCCTGGACGAATTTGCATTCATTCCAAATAATATTGCAGATCAGTTCTTTGCATCCGTTTATCCAACAATTTCTTCTGGTAAATCCACAAAGGTAATTATTGTATCCACACCTCATGGTATGAATCACTTCTACCGTATGTGGCATGACGCTGAGAAGGGCAAAAATGAATATGTGCCTACAGATGTTCATTGGTCAGAAGTGCCCGGTAGAGACGCCAAATGGAAGGCATCTACGATTGCTAACACTAGCGAACAGCAGTTCAAAGTTGAGTTTGAATGCGAATTCTTAGGATCTGTTGATACTCTGATCAATCCCACAAAATTAAGAACCTTAATTTATGAAGATCCATCAAAGAGAAGTAAAGGACTTGATGTTTATGAAGATCCAAAAGAAGAACATAATTATCTAATTACTGTTGATGTGGCAAGAGGAGTTGGAAGTGACTATTCGGCATTTATAGTCTTCGATATTACCAATTTTCCTTATAAAACAGTGGCAAAATATAAAAATAATGAAATAAAACCAATGATGTTTCCAAGTATCATTTATGAGGTAGCGAAAGCATATGATGATGCATGGTTATTGGTAGAAGTAAATGATATTGGAGATCAGGTAGCAAATATTCTTCACTTCGATCTTGAATATGATAATGTTTTGATGTGTGCAATGAGAGGACGTGCAGGACAGATTGTTGGATCAGGATTTAGTGGAAAAAAATCACAACTTGGTGTTCGCATGACATCCGCAGTTAAAAAATTGGGATGTTCAAATTTAAGAACATTAATTGAGGATGATAAACTTACAATTAATGATTATGACATGATCTCCGAACTTACAACTTTCATTCAAAAAGGTAGATCGTTTGAGGCAGAAGAGGGTTGTAATGATGATCTTGCAATGTGTCTCGTTATATTCTCATGGTTAGTAGCACAAGACTATTTTAAAGAAATGACGAATAATGATGTTCGTAAAAGAATTTATGAGGAACACAAGAATCAAATTGAACAAGATATGGCACCTTTTGGATTTATTTTGGATGGACTGGATGATATTGATGCTTTCATAGAACCAGAAACTGGGGATAGATGGATGTTTGCTACGGCACAAAATGAAAATCAACCACTAGAAGTCTGGAATGTTGATGAGTATGGTGATCGTTCTCATATGTGGGACTATCGCTAAAGAGGCGAAAATTATAAATACTTTTAGAATAATTCTGGACCTGACGGGGAATACAAATGGCGCTAAATTTAGCATCTCCTGGAATTGTAGTAAGAGAAGTTGATTTAACAGTTGGTAGAGTCGCACCAACTTCTAATAAAATTGGTGCAATTGTTGCTCCCTTCGCAAAGGGGCCTGTAGGTTCACCAATTTTAGTAGAGAATGAGCAAGATCTTCTAAACAATTTCGGTGAACCATATGCAGTTGATAAGCACTATGAGCATTGGTTAACTGCATCATCTTATCTTGCTTATGGTGGATCATTGAGAGTCATAAGATCTGATGATTCAGATTTGAAGAATGGATTTGTTGGTACTGCATCCAGTGTTAAAGTTAAAAGTTTAGATCATTACCTCGAATTGGGATTTAGTGAAAATCCAATTAGTGGTGTGACTGTTGTAGCAAGAAATCCAGGATCTTGGTCGAATGGTATTCGTGTTGGATTAATTGATGCAAAGGCTGATCAAATTCTTGGAGTCAGTACAACAAATATTATTGTTGGGCACGGAGTTACTCAATCAGTAGTAGGAAAAGTTAAGGCAGGTGCTGGTGGAACATCGGTTCTTGACGGTGTACTTAAGGGTATTGTTACTGAAATTGGTGCCGGAAAACTTTCAGTAAAGGTTTTGAGTCATGTTTCTGCTGCAGGAACTGAAACAGTCGTTGATTATCAACCTGCAGGAATTTATTCATTTTCCGCCACAACACAATTAGGAATTACAACTGCTAATGGCACATCAGTAGTTACACCTACTCCAACTTCACAAATAGATTGGTTTGATCAACAAAATCTCACCATTACTACAGCACCTGTTGGATCTGCAACCACTGAGATAACAATTCCTTGGAATACCGTTGCTGATCGCCCATTTACTTCAGATTATGCAAATACGAGAGGAGCAAGATTTGATGAATTCCATATTGTAGTTATTGATGCATCCGGATCAATTACTGGAAATGCGGGAACAATTCTTGAAAAGCACTTGAATATTTCCAAAGCATCTGATGCTCAATATTCTGTTGGAAGTCCGGCATATTGGAGAAAGTATCTGGAAAATAATTCCACATTCATTTTTGGTGGTTCTGCTCCTGCAGGAATTACTTCAACTGGATTTAGTTCTGGATTTGTCCCCCAAACAGATTTTGCCTGGGATCAGGAAGCAGATAGTGCAATTTTTGGTGCAATTGGTCCTAAGAATTTTGTTCTTAGTGGAGGTAAAAATTACGATGGTTCTACTACAATCTCGGCAAATGGGGCATTGACTTCAACCATATCAGATATTTCTTCTGGATATGATTTATTTGAAAATACTGATAATTATAAAGTTGATTTTCTTTTAATGGGATCAGCAAATTATACAATGGAAAATGCTCAGGCACTTGCAGAAAAATTAATTTCTGTTGCGGAACTGAGAAAAGATGCGCTTGCATTCATTTCACCATATAGGGGATCTGCTCTTACGGATACTTCAGATCAAACTGCAGTAACAGTCAGATCTGCATCTGATATTACTGATAAAGTACTTCAATTCTATTCACCAATTACATCTTCAACTTATGCAGTTTTTGATAGTGGTTACAAGTACATGTACGATAGATTCTCCGATACTTTCAGATATATTCCTCTGAATGGTGATATTGCAGGAACTTGTGCTCGTAATGATATTAACAATTTTCCATGGTATTCTCCAGCAGGAACTTCAAGAGGTGCTATCTTAAATGCAGTAAAACTTGCATATAATCCTTCCAAGTCTCAGAGAGATCGTCTTTATTCAAATAGAATTAATCCTATCATCTTCTCACCTGGTGCAGGAATTGTTCTCTTTGGAGATAAGACTGGATATGGTAAGGCATCAGCATTCGATAGAATCAACGTTCGCAGACTCTTTGTTTACTTAGAAACTGCAATCGCCGCAGCTGCTAAGGATCAACTATTTGAATTCAACGATGAGATCACAAGAACAAATTTTGTAAATATTGTTGAACCTTTCTTACGTGATGTTCAGGCAAAGAGAGGAATCTATGATTATGTAGTTGTTTGTGATGAAACAAACAACACAGCGGCCGTCATCGACTCAAATGAATTCGTCGCTGATATCTACATTAAACCAGCAAGATCAATTAACTTCATTGGTCTTACTTTTGTTGCCACCAGAACTGGTGTTTCGTTTGATGAAGTAATCGGTCAATTCTAATTAACAAGAGGTAAACAATCATGGCAACTAGATCTCAACTAAATCCACCTCCCTTAAGGAAGATTACCGACTTCAAGAGTAAACTCTCTGGTGGTGGCGCTCGTGCAAATCTTTTCGAAGTAGTATTATCTTTTCCAACTTCTGCACCAACCGATAGTAATGTTCTTGATAAGTCAAGATTCTTAATCAAAGCAGCTGCTCTTCCAGCATCAACAATTGGACCAGTTAATGTTCCATTTAGAGGAAGAATTCTCAAGATTGCTGGAGACAGAACTTTCGAATCTTGGACTGTTACTGTTATCAACGATACAGATTTTTCAATTCGCTCTGCTCTTGAAACTTGGATCAATTCAATTAATAAAGTTTCTGATGCCACTGGCGCCACTGATCCAGCACTATATCAAGCAGACGCTTTTGTCTATCAACTTGATCGTGATGGTTCTACACTGAGAGCATATCACATGTACGATATTTTCCCAACAAATATTGCCCAAATTGCTCTTTCAACCGAAACCACTGATGCAATTGAAGAGTTCACTTGTGAATTCCAAGTTCAATGGTGGGAAGCAATTAAGGGTACTGGAACAAATGCTGGTGGTGGCAATATCAACTAAATAGAACATACGGTCTAAACTTATAAGATGGCAAAACTTTTTGGATTTTCGATTGATGATTCTAATGATAAGTTAAAATCTAAATCTATTGTCTCCCCCGTTCCACCTAACAATGACGACGGGGTAGACAATTTTATTGCAAGTGGATTTTATGGACAGTATCTGGACATTGAGGGTGTCTATAGAACTGAATTTGATTTAATTAAAAGATATCGTGAAATGGCACTTCATCCAGAATGTGATGGTGCTATTGAAGATGTTGTAAATGAAGCAATTGTAAGTGATCTTTATGATTCTCCTGTTGAAATTGAACTTTCAAATTTAAATGCAAGTGATAAATTAAAGGAAAAAATTAGA